CAGCAGATGATAGTGATATGATATCTCCCCACTGACTAGTTCCCAATCCCATAAGAGCCCTTGCCATATCTAGGCCAAGTGATGAACCGAGGCCAGCTGGTAGAGCGTCGGACATTCCAATTCCCTCCGACGGAGAGATTTTATCATTTGAGAGCATTCCAAGAAATCTTACTATTGATAGCTGCTTAGTTCTCTCACCTAGGATTGGTGGCACAGCAGATACAAACTTTATATCAATGTATGGTACACACCGTGACATCTCTACGGGGGGTATGGAATTACAGAATAGAGATATCACATCTGTGTTCCTGATGGATGGACTGAGAAGGTGACTTGGAAATATGAATGCTGATAGAGTTGGTGACTTATACCTGTCAGGATTCTTAGGATCCAAATTTACGAAAGGATCCTTGTACTCCCCGGCCTTCTTGCTCTCCTGATCCACGGTTGACTGTATTATGAGCCCTATGCTTGCCTTTTCTGCGTCAGCCTCCTTTCCAGCAACAGGCTTTAGAGGAGGGCTAGCTTCTGTCACGTAGAATCCGGCACTCTCTGCAAGGGGTGCTGCNCATGTCTCCGGCTCATACACAATTTTAACAAATTGTCCTGCNCTATACTCACCAATANTGAGCGATAACTCCTGAAACTTTGAGAATAGAAACGTATTTGTGAGAATGTCCTTTGTGAAAAATGCACCCTCAGTGGTGTCAAGAAGAATTGCCGTTAAATTTCTTAAAATTTCCTGAGAGATGGTTTTTGTTTCGAATGTGAGCTTCTGCCCGGCGTCCAGGGCGACCTGGACAATTCCTGGGCCCAGCGCAACACCCAGCGACCCATTAAGGCCTGCGGGAACCACCGGAACTTTAATTTGTGTAGATGCTGACTCTCCGGCCACGTAGAACTGAGTTAGGTCCCTCAGAGCAACACCGAGCTTATTCACATTATTAATGCTGGGACCGTCGGATGCCACTCTCTTCTCCTACCTAAGATACGTCATTATCTGACTGATGCTTTTTGGTATCCTCAATATTGTCCCAGGCGGCAATTGTAATCCCCAGCCTATTCCTGATGCCGCTGCAATTACCCACCAGAGATCTCCTGATCCGTATGCATTAGCAGCTATGTGATCTAATCTCACGCTCTCACGAATAACCGCTGGTGAATATGATATGCTTCCATTCATAATACCATTATAAATTCTAGTACTGGCCGAAGATGTGGCGAGTATTGATCCATTGAGTATCCTAGGTGTGAATGTGTATCTACTAATTCCCATATCTAATCTCCAAGCCTAATTTCTATATGGATCCTCATCCGTCTTCCCTCGATGCGGTCTCTCTGGCCGCTGCGGACCCTCCCGAAGGAGCAGCCGACGTGTCATTTGGATCCTCTGACACAGTTCCCAGGCGTCCATGATTCTTGTAGGAGTCGTGCGATGCCCTTCCGTCATCGTCGTACGGGTCTCCTGCAACATATTGCATAATATCTCCAACATTGTAAATTGGTGCTCTGTTGTATCCGTTGTGATCGAGACCTGGGGGTATGTCGTGGATGGGCTCGAAGCCAATGTCGACCTTAACAACCTTTGGTGCTCTAGAATTCCAGTCGATCTCCCATGTGTTTGTTCCATCTAACAGGTTATAGCTAAGGTTAGTGATGACTCCTGCGAGTCCCCTCCCTGCTGTGCTCGCAAATGCCTTTGTGACTGGGTTGACGGTGGTCGTTGCGGGACCAAATCCTGTGGAGGCTTTCATAAAATTAGCTGTGTCACTTATTGCCACATCAAGCTGATCAGCCGGTATTCCAGTTATCGTTGCTGCCTCATTAGCCAATCCTTGTACAACTGCATCAGCAAGAGCTGGAGCTGATAGCGAGGGGAGAACATAGCTATTAAATATTGCGTTAATATTTGGCATGAGATCTGCGTGAGATACAATGAACCACCTGCCAAGTAGCTCGATAGGAGCGTTAAAGTCGACTATTGCGACCTTATAGTGAGTCTTTAAAAGTGGATTAGCCTTTCTCCTGGGCCCCTTAAATGGTGCTCCAACCTGAGCGTCGCTCAGAGTCTTAACCACCTCTGTCTTTCGAAGGTGTGCTATAACAAAGACTCTCAGCGGCCTAAGAACTCGCCATCGCTTGCCTGTCCCATCATCTCTTATGTAGCCCTCGTCAGATGAGGCCTTTAGATACGGAAACGTTGTTGGGCCATATCCGGCGGCGGGTGAAACTAATCCCCTTAGGGCAGTGGCACCAGCCTGGACGGCTCCGGCTAACGTTAGGCTAAATGATGCGGGATTTACGTCCTGATCAGGGCTTGACAGCTCTCTCATTACAATTGAAACACCGAGAGGATTTGCAAATCCATTTATAAGAGCCTGTGAGGCTAGCGCCCTAAGGGGCCTGATACCTCCCATGTCCGCTCCGAATGAAAGGGGAGAGCCATAGATCACGGCAAATACTGAGTCGAGCTGAGCTTTAGCTGAACTCTGAATTGCTCCGTGTATGATAGACATAAATGCGGTTGGCGGAACCACCGATGATGCCTTCGGTATAACATCACTATCACCCACTCCAAATATTCTAGCCAGATTAAACTTTGAGTAATTACCCTTAATGACATCACCTATCCTAAGCCTTATGACAGGTGATGATGAGAGAACCTGACTAAACGGCTGAATGAACGTGGAATCCAGGAGTCCCGCTTTGGTCGACATCAGGGTCCCTCTTGTCCACTGAGGGTAGACTAGTGTTGTTAATTTATTAATTTTCCACCACATCTCATCGAAGTCCTCCTTTGACGTTGCAGCGATGTGGAAGCTAAACTGTATTGATCTATTTGTTGATCTATACGTTTTAACCGAGTCTATTCGACCATATCCGTTTGTACGACTATACTCAGGAGTGTATCTGTCAGTTAGATTTTCAAGGAATGCGTGAAAACTAATAATCTCATTTGTTCTTATGTCATGAAAATAAAATGGAACATACTCGGCATCAAGAAGATTCTCGATCCTCTCAATGACATCACCTGGAATTCTTGGCGAGCCGCCTCCCCCCATGACACCACCGCCGAAACCCAGGCCTCCAGTTCCCGCATTAACATCAAGATAGGTCTTTTTAATAAGCTGTGATCCCATCATCCCCTTTAGCGGATTTGTTCCGTTGGATAGGGTTCCCATCTCGACTGCAGCCATGATGACATTTCTAGGTATCATATATATTGCAGGAGTTGAACTTGTCCTCCAGGCTAGAGATAGGGCTGTTTGACCATCTTGCGTTCTACTCTTAGATATTCTTGTTGCTGGGCCATCGGGAAGAATGTCAACATTCCACGGACCGACCGGATCATTTGGATTCGGCATGCCATCTGATTCGCCCTCATCGTCGTAAAGTCCTGCCCCCTGTGCTCTAAGAGATACATTTCCCACAATTGCTGCCACGTTTAGTATCCTAAGGACAGGTGTTTTAGATATCCCCCTAAAGATGGATGCAACATTAGACACTGTTGGGGACGTGAAACTTTCAGCGCCATCACTACCAATGTTATCTAAGATTGTCGCATATGATATCAATATCTTCTTAGCAACAGAGAGCCAAAATCCAGCTGACTCCTGGATCATCTGATAATTAGCGGTCTTACTGAGAGAATTCTCGCCATCAGAAAACCCTCTATTAAACAGAATTAAAAATCCCTGCTTAACACATCTCTTATAGTCATAATCTGTCGGAGCGATTACAAGATTTCTAAATAGCTGGAACTTGGCCTCTCTAGCTATTCTCTTCGCCTGGCCTGCAACGTACGGACCCCTTCGGAGATCAAGCAGGTTATCTCCACCGCCAGCTGAATCCATCATATTGAATGTGTCCTCTGTTATTGTTATCATTGCTGCGATGGCTGCTGCAGCCTGGGCTCTTAATATTGACTGGTTATCAGTTGATGAGAATTTAGACCTTGGTGTCGTTGTTGATCCAAATGAGTCTCCTGCTCCATCTGCTGATAAAAATTGTCCCCTTCCTGCGTAGACAGAGTCACCCATCTCATTTTCAGGTGCGCCCTTTGCATTTCTAGCTCTAATTGTTTCATTATCCACCTTAAAGGATTCCTCTCCACCTGTGAATTCACCTGAGGTAAACTTTTTAGCAGCCTCTGATGCGTCAATATCTGAAGGGTCACTACTATCTCCTGGAGATATTCCGTCATCCCATCCGGCACCCTTTAATAGAAGAGATTCACCCACACTCATTAGTTGTGCGATTCGGACAGGGTCAGATCCTCCAGGATCTGATCCGGGATCTACAAGGTATTCTCCAAAATTTCTCTGATACGTTAGTGTTCCATCAGGAGAGCCTAGCTCAGAAGACTTGAATGATACCGATACCCCTTCTTCAAATCTTGAAGCACTCTTATCATCTGGCGCGACAAACGATGAAAATCTATCTCCGCTAACATTTCTGAATCGACTATTTTGAACAAGGGTATCCTCAATTGCTTCCTGAATCTTAGACTCTGGTTCACCACCATATCTTGTCTGCCCAGTGTGATCAATATTCTCACCCACTATTGTTCCCAAAAGAGTTTGTCCAGATCTGGGTGTTTCTAAATTCTCAGACTGTATTGGAACGGTATCAAATCCAATTTTGTCAACCTCATCATTTATCACCTGCTTGTCAATATACCCACTTTCAGAGTAGCTTGACATAATTGAACCCAGTGATTCACCCGAAGATCCTCCAGGTCTTGAGGCTCTTATTCTATCTACGCCTTCAACAAAACCCTCAACGACCCCCTGCTGATCTATTGGTGTTAGTGCATCACCTCTATTTGTTGAATTAGCAATCATATTTCCACCCTTTAGGGTGAACTGATTATCGCTAAGATCAACAAGAAACTTTAAAAAATCACCAAGAAGACCATCATCACTCTCTGGATTTTCTAAACCTAGCAGTTCCTGTCTCGTTCCCGGATCTCTTCCTAGATCATCACCCGCATTAAAGGTATCGGTCGGACCCATATCAGCTGCATCTATAGTGAATGCTATGCGAGTCTCTGTTGACCTACCTTGTAAAAAATCCTTTAATTTATCTCTTGCCATTCTTTCAATCCTTCTGGCGAGATAAGCTTTTCAATAGAATTTAGCAGCTGCTCCCTTGTTTCCTCCGTTGAGGAGGCCTCGTTAATAATTGAATAAATTTGACTCGCGCCGGAGAGCATATCTATGACTCGCTCCTCGAGCTCCTTTCGATCACTGTCACTGACAGTGTCAGCAAAAGCCCTATAGAACGGATCATTTAAAACTTTGTCTATTAGTGTCATTCATTCATCTCTAATTATTATGTATTATCTCTATGTAATTGTCACGGTTCCATTTTCAAGAAATCCAGCAGGATTTCTAAGAACTGCATCTGTTACGTAGTGACCATCTATGTGAAGCTCAACAGTCTGCTTAGCGGAGTCTACGGTGCCCTGGAGCTTCTCTAGGGTCCCCTTGATATCCAGAGCTGCTGTTGTGAGAATGTCATTATTGAGGGTGAGAAGACTATTCGTCTTTCTTAGCTGAGCCGTGTGTGACCTTGATATCTCCAGTGCCTCCTCTCTATTTTTCCTCTCAGCTCTTCTTGCTGAAGCTGACGTGCCTTTGGTCGTCTTGTCCTCCTTCTCGTACTTCGCCTTTCCGGCCTCTGTAACAATTTCTTTAATATCTGCTCCCTCCTCGAGTGCGGCTGCTAGAGTCTCCCTATTAATGCCGTGTTGTTCTTCTATTGATGTAATAAAATCATCACTAAAGCTAGATATGTCACGACCAGATCCCTTGTATATTTCTAAGAGCTCAGTTGCGAAGGTCTCGCGCGTCTTTCTAAGCCGGCCGGCTGTGGCTCCCTTGCCCTTCATGATCATCTTCCACTGCTTCTCCAGGAGATCATCTGAAATGTCCCCCAGTTGCAGTCGATCTCTTATCATCTTCTTCTGATCATCATCAAGATCCTTGTACTGGTAACCCTGAAATGCTAGTTCCCTACCTAGCTTGTTATATACAGATGTCTGATCCTTTAGCTCCTTAGTTAGATCCTTGGTGCTAATTCCGACCTTGGCCAGAGATTTCTCCCACACCTCACCTGTTCGCTCTGCTGTGAAGCCAACCTTATTTAGAGTTTCTGTCAAAATGTCGTCAGGGCTATTTGGAATAATCTTAGCATCCTTGAGACTCTGAATGATATTGGCTGCCATGTCCTTAAATGCTTTCTCGATGCTCTTAACTGCATCAGTGACTCCTGACACCATGCTCCCTCCGAAGTCTAGCTTACCTAGACCCTCCGACATCGCCTCCATCGCAGCTGTCCAGTCTCCACTCGTGAGCGGTGTCATAACCTTCCCTACCTGAGTTGCAACTCCCGCTAAACCAGTCTCCGTCTTCTTAATGATATCAGGGTCAATTCCAGTGATGTCCGTGAGCCCCTTGGCGAGTTGGGACACGGCCTCAGCACCCCCGCTAGCGGCGGCACCTGCAAACATGCCGCCGACCAGCGCTGTGGTTTGCTCAAGCTGTATGTTAGCTTGCACAAGTGGCTGTCTCAATCCCTGCTCTACGAAGGTTCTCACCTGGTCCATTCCAACTGATGTCGCATCCTGGAGGTCAAGAATGTCTCCCCCTAGCGTCTTCAGTACCTCACTGACCTCTTCGGGAGCCTTTGCGGTAGCAGCTGTCAACTCCTCCATAGATGAGATTGCACGGGTCGGATCAAGCAGTCTCTCAACAGCCTCTATGTCAGTTAGGCCTAATTGCTCCTTAACGAGTCTCTTCTGAGCTAGGGTCATTGTGTCAGCGGATCGACCTGCCTGTAGGAATGAGTCCCTCATTCTCCATAGGAATGTCTCCTGATCCTCGTTGGCCAGCTTCATCATCTCCATTGCGTCGATTTGAATTCCAAACACAGTAGTCAGGGCTGAGACACTTGAGACTGCGGCGTCAAACGCCTGGAATTTTCCAACCATTCCAGCTAGATTATCGTATCCGACACCCAATTGTGTGAGAGCAGCGCTCATTCTAGCTGCCTCCTCAACTGTCACATTTCCAAAGTTCTCTGTATCCTGTATGATTCTCTCTATACTATACCCGATAACCTTAGCCGAGATACCTGTTTCCTTCTCCATGGCCTTAGCCATTGATGCTGCCTCACTAAGCATGTCTGTGCCAGCCTTTCCTGTGAGGCTTATCTGTCGCTGCACAAAGGTCGACGTCTCTTCGGCTCCATACCCAAGGGCCTTGCCAAATAGCTTCATCTCTATGGCCATATCCGCTGTGGCATCCTTCATCATGGCAAAGCCATTTATTACCCCCTGCTTTAATGCCACCTCATTGAAATTCTCCATGACAACACCAAGATCTTTGAATGCCATTCCAAGGGGTAATCCCATGACCTTAAATTTCTCGCTGGTGTCGTACATCTCCTTGCGGACATTAAGATTGATGTCCCTAAACGTACCGACCATCTTATTAGCCATAGTTTTCTGGTCTTGAGCTATACCTCCCTGGCCCATCAATCCACCAAAGTACTCCTGAAGTTCAGAGTAGGCATCTCTAAGCGGGCCCTTGGCCTTTACTGATATTAACTTTAGTGTGTCATCATACGTTTTGCCGAGCTTCTTCGCTGTTGCTAAAACTGCAGCACCCGCCTCCGTGGTTGCCACACCTTGTCTTTCAATTGCTGCGGTCACATCCGCAGCTCCTGAGGTTGCAGCAGTCGTGTACGATGTCTGGCTTACTCCAGCAGATCGGAGCTGGTCCTCAGTTGCTCGAGCCACAGCGGCGGCGTCAGTGGCACCCCCCTGGGCCTGCTGATTCACCAGCTGTTGAATTCTAAGCTGATTAGATAGAGCCTGATTAATGCTGCCCAAATTTCGGACAATGGCATCTGTTAAATCTCTCTGAGCTTTAAGCTGACTAGTAGTGTCTACCATGCAGTGGTCCCCGCATTATTAATTATTACGAAATTAAATTTACCTAGAACTTCTTAAACGACTCTGTGTGCATCCTTTCCATTATTTCATCTACGGGAACCTGCTGGCTTTGAGGCCTATTGGAGTCTGACGATCGGGATCCCTTCTTTTGGGCCTCAGCCTGTGATTTGAATTCATCAGATAGACGTCTTAGGAACCACTTTCTATAAGTTACAGGCATGCTCCTGACGTCAGAGTAGTTCATATTGAGATGATACTGTAATAAAAAGGCCTCTTCGAGAAAGGTCTCCTTCCAGTTATTCGGTGGGCCAAAAAAAATTGCTTCCTACGGGAAGATTAATTCTCGAAGTTTCCCCACAATGTGGACAACTCATCCACGCTGACATGTCTATTCCTGGTTCGTGCTTTACAACATACGATCTGAGAGATCTAGAGTCTTGAGCAGGCATATTTTTAACAAATTGATTAATCTTATTTCTATCTGTGACACCAGATATAGATACTATTGCCTGCTCTAATCGACCGGTAATATTGGTTTCGATCTTTAGCTCTGGCATCAATTTCTTTTTTCTATCCGCAGCTGTGCTTCTTTCCTCTTCGTCAGCACCTGTTAAAAATTTAAAATGAACCTCCTTACCAGTTACAGGAAGTTTAAATGAAAATAAATTTTCACCAGATGACACTGGATTAATTTTAAGTCTCTTAATCTCTAGCTCAGATAAATTAAACTCCTGTGTGCTTCTTTCATTACAGTCCGGACACACAGACTCAGCGTCATATTTAGATCCGTACCCAGTAATCCTAACTGACACCATTAGAGCATTTCTATCTCCAAGAAGCATATTTCTAACATTGACATTTTTATCTATTAGGCATGCCTGAATTAGATGACTTATGACAGTTCCTTGCTGAATTAACGGCCTGGATGAGAGAATATCCTCCTCTCTAGCTGTCATTGCCTTTATTTGAAGCGTTTTTTTATTGTGAAGTATTGTTCCTGAAGGATAAACCTTCCCCTCTGAAGGGACTGGCACTATCTCAACAGGTACCTCCCATCCAAACTCCTCTTTCATTACGTTTTGGCTTGGAATGGACTCTGGAATATTTGGCAACTATAACTCCTTTCTATACATACCATTAATTTTTACATTATGAGAGCACATACGTAAATCAAAAATAAAAAAGGCGTGCTTTAACACGCCTTTTTTGTTAGACATAGGAGGAGAATTTTAATACTGAAGAACAGCGTTATCGTACCTTAGTGTGAGAGATATCTCGACAGGTGCTTCATCATTATCATACGTAAGTGAATTGAAGTTTACAGAGGTTATAAATGCTCCCTTGATGTCCCAGAGCTCTACAACAGTTCCGATGGGATCAAGAAGTTTACACTGAATATCCCTTTTATAAAAATCTGCGTATCCAGCTCGGCCGGACACAGATTCATAATGCGTTCTCACCCACTCAGTCACCTGCTGTGCTGCTGATGGTGCAATGGGATCGTGCAATGTTATATCCATTGTATTGAAAGTTAATCTACCCGCGAGGTATCTCTTTGCATTGATGAATGGTATTGTTGACTCAGCTATTGCAAAACTCGGACGTGCCGCCGTCTTCATTAGAAAAGCATCAACTCCCTCAATAGAGAATACCCACCGAAACTGTCTTTTCGGCTCAAATTTATTGGGTAGCATATCGGTGACAGAAAGTGTTTCAGCCATTTATTAATCTCCTACATTCTTTAAATATGCAACTGGAATTTTTTTATTAAGCATTTTGGAATGCATCTCCAGCATTTGTTACAACAAAGTCAAGTGAGACAAACTCTGCAGTTCTTGTGGGCTGCAAGAAAATCTTTCCACGAAGTGTATTATTCTCAATATCAGCCTGAGTTGTTGTTGTCGCGTCAATTACAACCTTAAATCTATCAACTCCGCTACGCTCCTGAACCTGCTGCATAATTGGTTGAACTAGAGAATTAAACTTATCAAGTGTCTCCTGTCTATTGGGTTCAAATAGCATTAGGTCTGCAACTGCTCTCACCTTTCTTCTAATATAAATTAGAAGTCTTCTAACATTCACTCTATCTAGAGCTGATGCGCTTGCCAGAAGCGTCTTCTGTCCGAATACCAGCAACCCTGTGCTTGGGAAAGATGTAATTGGATTTATATCAGCATCATATAGATCGTCCATATTAGTCTTATTTAGCGGAACTGAAGAGTGTAGAGCACCGGGAAGTGTTCCACGTGTGTAACCTGCCGGAGCAAACCACGGATATCCCTTTACATCATTTTGAGAAAATGTTCCAAGAACAACAGTCGAGGGTGGCACCTGAACATTTGTTAACGTTGTTGGATCCTGAACTATTACATCCGGGAAGTAGGCTGCTGCAAATGATGTATCGAGAGCCCTATCCTTGAAGCCGCTCACCGTGTATGTTATATTCACAGATTCTCCAGTCCCTAGCGATCCAGTTACGACCTCATTTACTGCATCTCTTTCCTCGATGTCCATAATGTAGAGTGCATCAAATCTGCTCTCCACCGTGTCAATAGCATAATCAGTCACGGATGAGTGACGTAATCCCGGGATAGCTAGAAGATGAATATCCACATCAGACTTAGTTCCCATTATATCTAGTGCCTTTCTATATGCCGCAACAGTCGGACCGCTTGTGCCGCCTTGCGCAGTTACATCTCCCATCTCTCTCTTGGCAGCAGCATTAAGAAGTTTTGACTTATCCTCGTTGAATATGTCAAGTCCATTAAATCCACCCTGCAGTAGAACTGTAAATTTGGCAAAAACTCTATTCCCCTGAGTCTTAAGATCACTCGCCTTCAAAGCTCTGGTCTTATTTGCAGGGACTGCAGCTATTCCACCCTGTCTGATATAAGATGCGCTCACCCACTGATCTGTATCTGCGACTCCATCTGATCCTGTTCTTACCTGAAGCCGCTCAAGGGAGAAAATATTATTATTAAATCTATCACAGTCTAGAACTGTTCCTCCGATATCAGCNGCGCCCGGATTATTACCAACAGAGAAGTTAAAATTAGAAGGATCAAAGCTCGGGAAGAACTTTGCATACGTCTTCATGCTCTGATCAAGCAGGTTTAAGTCATTCTGAGTGTAATTTATAGTGGTTTGCTGACTAAATCTAGCACCCCAATATAGACCGGCCTGAACCCTTGCGTTAGGTTCATTTCCAACCTTAATATTTTTTCTATATGGAATGGGAGGCTCAACAGTTCGGTTTAAGACGTCATTTAGTGACGTAGATTTGAGCTGAGCCGTTCCAAAATTTGTCAATGGACCGCTTCCAGATGTTATGAGGTGATCTGGGCCCCTGAAGCCCATGGGCACCGCATTCTTTGGAACCTGACCATTCTTTAGCTGGCTGCTTGGTTGAACCCTAATGTAGCTCGATCTTATCGGGTGATCTCCCGTTACGACCATCTTTTGCGATGAGTCTGCCTGATCGAAGTCAAAATACGCTCGTTGATCCCCTATCACTCGTGAGACATACTTATCACTATTTGGATCTAAGCTTAGTCCCCTCCACGCCTCAAGAACCTTTCTATCATAGTCATTATCAGAGAATTCTCTAACAATTAGATCGAATGTGCCATACTCATATGTATCTGAGTTTGAAGGCTGTATATTCTCAATTGATATCTTGATTAGTGTATTTGCATATGATCCATCATCAAGAGACTGAACTCTAAAGAGGTTATACGGCCCTGCCCCAAAGACCTGAGAGGTTATGAATGGTGTTATTGGAGTTGTGAACCTATCCACGAATGACTCATAGTTGGGCTGTCTTGCCCCTGAAGTATTTCTAGCCCTAGAGCCAGTTGTGAGGAATGCTATATCCTCCCATGTTCCAGATGCTCCCTTGCTAAAATCAATCGTGTTGCTTAGGATTTCCGATCCAGTTATTACAGCAAGGCTCCGATCAATATCATAGTGACCGTAGAGCAGGTGTCCTGCCTCCTCTATCTTTGTGGGATCTGAGTTAAGAACATTTGAAAAGTATGAGTTAGCCTGAAGATCAAATGAGCATGTGTAAACGTTAGGATTTTCTCCGGTTGGCTTGTGACCATTAAGAAGGAGAGTGAATCTCTGATTCGCCATATTCATCGCCCCGGAGATACCACCCTGTATATTTGCTACTGCCTCCGCCTGATTATAGACTGTTGATCCTCCTGGCTTCGCGCTACCATTGGCGTAGAAGTTTCCAGATAGGGTGGCAATAACACCAGAGGGGGTCATTAGAATCCCTCGAACAATTGGTTGCGCTGGGCGCCTTGCGTTCGACCCGCCGTCAAACTGGTTAGCGGTTGAATCAGCTCCGCCAACAGCTGTGAGGTTGGTGACAGAGCTAGCATCGCATGCAGAGTTTCCGTCAGAGCCGGCGACATCCTGAGTTACGGTGATTACACCGCCAGAAGCTGCAGAGACAGTGAGTGTCGTAGGATGGCCATTTGCGCTCTCAATACACGCCTTGATAGAGGCGGCGACATTATTCGCCCCGCCAGCGGCGGTTCGATCGAACTCTGGAGGATCTGCAACCAGGCTCTGGACACCCTTTGCTATGTACGCTACACTTTTGCCGGCGGTGTCGGTTATCGTGAGAGTCTCATCCAGGCCGACAGCCCCTGCGACTGTAACAACCACTGACGCGGCTGTCACATTGGAATTCTGAATCCCAGCATCACTAAAGATTGTCGAACCATTAGACTCTGACATGAAGCAGCCGAGGATGAATGTTCTTCCCAAGTCATTCCTGCCAGACGATGCCTTGGGATTGGCGGCGACCAGACCATTCGCCTGAACCATTCTATTTCCCACGACGAATCCAGCGTTTGTCACCTCACCGGTGGAGGCACTTCTTTGTTTTCCGTTTCCTATTCCAAGAACTCTCAGATACGTCAGCGCCTGAGCATTTTTAAGAAACTCGTTAACAGCTAACGGTCCGAACTTCTCACCGTCTGTATTTCCAAAAACTGATGCGAAACCAGTGTATGTTGCAACAGTGATTGGAACAAAAGCGGGACCTCTATCTGATGTGCCTATAACACCTCCGGGAACCCCAATGGGAGATCCCACACTTGGCTGTGAAAGATCTATCTCCTTGGTAAAGGCTCCCGGGCTTTTAAACGTTACTTCAGACATTTATCACTTCTCCGATTCATTTATATGTATTCCCTATTCGAAACTAACGCCAGCATTAGTTATGATAAAGTCTATTGCTATGAATTCAACTGCTCGAGTCGGAACAACAACAATTCTGCCATTAAGAATGTTGCTCTCAATATCCTCTTGTGTGTTATTACTAGCATCCATTATAATCTTGAACTGATCAATTCCCTGCTGGCTTTGAATTGTCGACAGAAGCGGTGTAACCTGTGCTACGAATCTTGCCCTTGTCTGGGGAGTGTTCTGTTCAAATACTATTCTATTGGCCACATTGACAACTATTCTCTTGACCTCTAGTAACATTCTTCTGACATTGACCCTGTCAAGAGCTGATTTTGCTAGCTGAAGAGTTTTTTGTCCAAATATCACAAACCCCGCCTGTGGGAATGTTGCTATTGGATTTATTCTTGCCTGATAGAGCTCATCTCTGTCTCCCTGATTTAGTCTAACCTTGACGTTTGTTACAAAGTCTAGAGCCGCTCTATTGAATCCTGCCGGTGCGAACCACGGATAAGCCACGCTATCGTTATACGCGAGAGCTCCCATAACTGCAATAGACGCCGGAACATTCACAGGCCTATTATTGATAGGATCGTTTATTGTAACATCTGGAAAATATACGGCTGAGAAATTGTTATCTAGTGCTCTTGAATCTAATTGCTCTGCCGTCTTAGATACATTTGGCAGGTCAGATGAATCACTGTATAGCCTCTTTCCAGATGCACTGTACGATGGCAGATCAGCGACATAGAATGCCTTAGAGTAATCTTTCAGTCTACTAAATACATGATCAGTGATTGCTGAATCCCTAATTCCCGGGATTGTAATAATATTAACTCTAGATACCATTGGATCAGTTAAAATATCTGTAGCTGCTCTGTATGATGCAACAATTGAGTTTGTCTTTCCAGTTCCAAATGTATTTGCAGCCGTATTTAGACCGATATCAAGAGTCCCTCCTGATGCAAAGCCACCCGTATCTGATGAGGTTGCCCTATCGTCCATTCGTGCCATGTCAGAGTTTAATATGTTAAGACCGTCAAATCCACCATACATAAAGTTTGTAAACTTGGCATAATCACTAAATCTATTAAAGTAAACGGACGACGTTAGTGATAGCAGCGACGCAAATGTTAACCTGCCAGTAATCGATCCATCAGAAACTGTGTAATTAGCGGCATCAGGAACTCCATTTCTAATGTATGCTGTATTCAACATGTGGTCCTTGGCTGTCCCAGTTAGATAGGTATTTGCTGTTGCCGGTAAGCTTGGATTTCCAGATGAGTCGTTAGAGATCTGATTTACAAGAGCAACCCTAGAGAGAGTAAACTTATTATCATTGAATTGATCAGCTCCTACCCCCGTCACAGCGTTATCGAGCTTTACAATTCCAAGCAATTTTGAATAGTTTCTAAAGAGATCATTTATCTCCGATGAAGCATTTGCTCTTAGCACAGCATTACTGTATGTTCCTGTTCTTGGAAGTCTTGTAAATTTCGCACCCCAGTAATACCTTGCATCAACTCTCTCATTATCTCCTGCCTGACCTGTCCAGCT